GGCTCCAGTAACCGCAAGCAAAGCAGAACTGAAATCAAGCAACTTAGTACCACTAACAGAGTAACCGTTATTGTTTGCACCAATTCTGTAAAACCCAGTTCCCGTATCGGTAGCCAGGTAAATAGAAGGTGCTGCAACCGTACCAGCAGCAAACGAACTGGAAACCGCCGCGCTAATTCCAAACGCAAACGGAATCAACGCAGTTGTAGTCGTTTGACCGTTTTTAGTGATAGCAGTGCTTAGACCCGTTCCTATGTCAGCAGTAAATGCGTTGAAAGTGGAAGAGCTGATAACGGTGCCAGTGACTACAGGCTGGCCCGTCGAATTGATTACAAATGTACCGCTTCCGTTGTAGCTCATGGCTGATTCCTTGATTTATTAACGATTTGCCCAGACACCCCGCCCGTTAAAGCGGCTTTTTGCGCCGAGCTTGCGTTTAGTGCGCGAATTAGTTGATCGACATTTTGCAAATTAGCTTGCGCTTGCGACCCTCTGCTCATTAACAATTTAGCAAGTTCATTGCGTGTGGTTTCTGGCATTGCTACTTTATTCCACGCTTTACCAACGGACGCACCAGCTTCCATTAAATTACCAGTCAGACCACTTTTCGCGGCTTGTGCAGCATCTACCAAGGCTTGATTATCCAGATCGCCAGCGGCATACAAACGCCCCGCTGTTTGTGATCCGCGTCCCGTAGCTTCTAAGGCTTTTAATTGTCCTTCTTTTGCAATTTCAGCAGAAAATTTACGGTAATCATTGCCAAAAATTTCGCGCAATTTGTCGCTAGTGGCTGGTTCTTTCCACATTTTTAACAATGAAGTTTGACCCGCTTCAGTGCCAACTTTATCGCGCAAAGACTGCAAAGCGCCAACACGAAAAGCCTCAAGTTCGCTTGTGGTCATTCCCTTGGTCAATTCTGCAACTCCCAATGAATCAACTTTCATTGCCGTTCGTCCAGACTCTACAGCAGACCTTAATTCTGCTGGCCCCGCAAACGCATCCCTTGCTTGTTTGTAGATTGATCCCATTTCATTTTTAGGGGAAAGCAAGTCCATCTTTTTAGTTAAATCAACACGTATTCCATTAACTGCCCTGCTTTCAGCAGTCGGTGCAAAATTTACTTTTTCTTTTTCCGCAATAGTCCACAATGCTTTTTTAACCGTATCCAAAGCATCAAAAGGAATATCGTCCCCTGCTTTTAGGTTTGTAAAATCAATTGGAACGCTACCTTCCCGCCGAGCCAAATCAGACGCGGCTTTAAACGCGGCTGGCTCACGGTTAAGAATCTTCATCAATTCCTCATCAGCGCGAACCGACAAACCCTCCAGTTGCGCCCGAAATGGAGCTTGTGCCGCTTTTTGGGTTGTTTCTAAAGCATCCAAAGTTGCGGTGTATCCTTTCCCCTGCGTGCCTAAAGCATCATCCGCCGCACCCATAATTCGTCCAGCCCTGCCAGCTTGCCTACTTCTAATAAGTTGTTCTGTAGCATCTTTTGTTTTACCGGGAAGCGTTGCTAAAACATCAAGCAATTGTTTCGGCGCTTGCCCTGAAACATCAGCAATTGTTGCTTCCGGCCCAAATCGCTGAATACGCGCAGCGGCTCTTGCGGCTGGCGTGCTGAGTGCCCCTGGTTTAGTAAATACAGAACCTTCAGGCGCACCACGCATAAGTGCTTCGGCAAGTTTTTCCGTGGCTACGTTTTGCGCCGCTTGTGGGGAATATCTTTGTGCTACATTGCTAACAACCTTCCCACCCGCCCCTAGAACGCCTTGCGCACCACCACCAAGCGCAGCAGCAGCGGCACCGCCTTTTGCAACATCAGCAGCAAGTCCGGTTAAATCTTGCGCTTTTGATTCGCCTGCGCCGCTTACAGCGCCCTGAATTCCAGCCACCCGCCCCGCTTGCAACATTTTAGGCAACATACCCGCAGCAATAGGTGCAGCTGAAGGTGCGCCCCCGCCTATCATCATGGTAGGTGCAGCAGTCATTGCGCTGGTTGCCGCTGCCGTTATTGGATAGTCTTGTCGAAATTGCTCCGTTGACCCGCGCACATAATCGCGCACGTCTTTGTATTTTCCAAACGGGGAAGCAACTGCGCCAGCCAGTTCATCTAAAAAACCAAACGTCGGACCTTGCAAAGCGTTAATAGCACCTTGAACGCTTGACCCAATAGGGAACCCGCCAATAGATATATCGGCTTTCCTACCGGCTTGCATGGATGGCGATTCTTGATCCTTACCCGTAACCAGTACAAAACCATCCGGCAATTTTGGTTGGTTTTGTTGCTCTGTTACTAATTCAAACCCCGGAGGCAATGCCATTATTTACCCCCTGCTGGTTGCCAAGTGTTGCCGCCATCGGTAGAAATAATTTCTGCGCCTGTTTTTGGGTTTCTTGCGCGTTGCGGTGCCGCGCTTGGTTTTCTTGGCATTTTTTCCATGCCCGGCCCTGCTTGCACTTTTAAAGCATCGATAGAAGTTTTTCTGTTAGCGGCTTTTTGTAAAATTACTTCTGGAGAATCGCCAACTTGCGGAAAATATTGTCTTTGCGCGTTTGAAAATTCTGTAGGACTAATTGAAGCACCGGATTCTTGGCGCAACAGCGCATTTACAAAATTTCGTTGAGCCTGTTCAATCTGCTGTTCTTTTGAAGATGGGGCGAATAAATTTGCCGCAGTTCCAAGTGCACCGCCCACCAATGGCACAGACTCTGCGCCAGCTTTTATTAAACTTGGCGTATATTTGCCACCTTCTCCAACTACATTAATAATTTTGTCTGCTTCGTCTGCCCTTGATGCAAAACCAACTGCTTTGCCTTGCATTTCAGTTAAAGGTTTTTCTATGCTGCCAATTGGAACGCCGCTTTGAAGAACCGGTTCAAGTTGGTTAGTATCTAAATTAACCCGACCTCCTCTTGTTGCGTCGTACACAAATCGTTCACGCTGCACAGCAGGGGTTCTTCCAGCAACTTTTTGATCTGTTATAAATTTGTCAATGCTTTTAGGAACCCTTCCTGCGTCTGTTTCTTGTTTTACATATTCGTCATAAACACCAAGATCACCTGTTCTTGGCTTTGTAATTGGCACAAGTTTGGTTCTATCTACTGTCCCGTCTGCATTCATTGCTGCGGTGAGACTGCTTTGCGTAAAGTCTTGCGGGTTAATTGCAGCAAACGGAGAAGGCAATGGTTTTGCTCCACCTCTTGCAATAGCAACTGGCGCTGCTCCGCGTGTTGGTGATTGATACCTTACTTCGCCTTCGCCAAGATTAAACGCAGCAGGCGCTTCGCCTTGTTTCAGCATTTCAGCAAGCGCCATTCTTTGCATTTCTGGCGTTTTAAATTGCCCAATCATTGACGGATCAATTTGACCGCGCATCCTTGCTTCCACAGGCGCAACCGCAGGAACCATGCCTTCTTGGTTTAATTTTAAATCAGGTGCGCCCGTTGCAAAACGATCTTCAAAATCTGCTGTTTCCGGTTGATATGCATTTTGCCCTTGAACAGCCGCAACAGCAGGTGCGCTTGCCATTTGTGCATATTTTGTAATATCTTCCATTCCTTCTTTTTGGTACTTTTCCCCTAAAGCCTTGCGCTCGTCCGCAATATCTTTTTGCGAACTTGCGCCCATGTACATCTGCAAAGCCTTGGCAAGCCCTGAAAGGGGAGATGTTCTAGCTTCAATGCCGCCATAGCTAAACCGTTCTGTAGGCTGAAAGGCTTGCTGCTGCATCATTTCAGCCATTTTTTGCCTGCGCGTAAGCTCGTCAAGCTGCGTCTGGTAAGGATTTAAAACGTTAAAATTTACGTCAGCCATTATTATCTCCTTGACAAGCCGTAGGCTTGAGCGCCTGAACCAAGCAAACTGTAAAGCCCCGCATTTTGAGCATTTACGTTTGCCGACTCTATCCCGTAGCTTTGCATATTTGCGGCGTTTTGAGCCTGCGCCCCTGCAAAGATCGGAGCCGGTGCTACGTTAGCGCCCTGATAGCCTTGGAACTGCGGCATTTGAATTTGCGACCCGCCCATCAGTCCGGCGATTTCATTCAAGGGTTGATTACGCAGCGCCAACTGTTGTTGCAAACTTTGTTGCTGTGCAGTGTTGCCAAATTGTGCGGCTTGCATGTTTTGATTAAATTGCTGATTCTGCGCGGCTAACGCTGCTTGCTGTTGTTGCAATGCAGTGTTCTGGTTCTGCGAGAGAGCTTGATTGCTTAATTGTTGCCCAGTGACTTGTTGACCAAAACCCTGTTGTTGTGCAGCAAGTGCGGCTTGTTGTTGTGCTAATGCGGCTTGTTGATTCTGCCCTACAGCTTGATTCTGCAATCCCTGCACGCCCATATACTGGTTGTAAAGCTGTTGTGAAGCGGCATTTTGCGCTTGTTGTGCAGCCAAACTTTGCCCAAAATTTTGTTGTATTGCTTGATTTCCCGCAACATTTGCAGCCTGGCCCTGCCCAAAATTTTGTGCAATTCCGGCATTTTGAAGTTGTTGAGCAGTAACGCCTTGCCCAAAATTCTGCGTGATAGCCGCATTTGCTGCTTGTTGATTGGCTAAATTCGCATTAAATTGAGAAAGTTGTGTTGCATTGTTTGCTTGGTTGCCTTGGAACAATTGATTGTATTGTTGCTGTTGTGCAGCATTTTGAGCATTTTGTGCCGTAATTCCTTGTCCAAAGTTTTGCCCAATTGCCTGATTTTGCAATCCCGCTAATCCAAATTGCTGTGCGTATCCTTGTTGTTGGGCCGCGTTTTGCGCTTGTTGAGTTGACAAAGCGGTGTTTAAGTTTTGGTTTAATGCGCTGTTGAAAAGCCCAGCGTTTTGCATTCCTGCGCCAAAACTAGCAAGTTGTGCTTGATTGCCGAATTGCCCTGCTTGCGTTCTTTGGTTGAATGCTTGATTTTGCGCGGCATTTTGTCCCGCTTGTGCAGCTTGCGCTTGGCTAAAATTTTGTCCTACCGCTTGATTGCCAAATTGCCCCGCCTGCAATGCTTGACCAAATCCTTGCGCGTTTGCCGCAGTGTCTAAACCAATACCTTGCAGCGCAGCTTGAGTCAGCAAATCGTTTTTTTGCTGGTTTTGACTAATCATTGCGTTTTCGTACGCTTCGCCACCAGGCACCAACCCTTGATTGATAAGCCTTTGCCGTGTTGCCGCATCTGCGCGTTCAAGTTGCGGAGCCAGGCGGCTCAAAATTGCTTGTTGACCTGTCATTCCGGCATTAACCGGCATAGCAGCAACATTTTGGGTATTTAGCGCCCCTCGAGCCAAACCATATTGATCTGTTTGCGGGCCATAATTGACGTTGCCAACGCCCGTTGTGTCTATTTGATTTTGCAGTTGTGGCGCGGCAACATTACCTTGTGCAACTCCAAAATCTAAAGCTTGCGGGCCTTGGTTAATGGTGCCGGATTGGACATTAGCACCAGCCATTCCGTATTGCCCTGCACTAGGCGCGTTTGAGATATTGCCCGCAGAAGCAGGGTTAAAATTACTTAAATTTGGCCCACCAACACCGCCTTGTGCCGTTCCATACAGTCCAGCTTGTGGCCCCCCTCCTGCATACCCATATTGACCACCTTGTGGCCCTCCTCGAGCCATACCATATTGACCTGCTTGCGGCCCGGCATTCACTCTTTGCGCGTTTACGTTTGCGCCCGCCATGCCATAGTTGCTGAGTTCTGGCGCTTGCAATATTTGCCCTGCATTCAGGTTTCCACCTGCCCGACCGTATTGGCTGAGATCAGGCGTTTGTGCAATTTGCCCCGCATTGCCAAGGCTTGTTTGAACCCCCTGCAAATTGGGGTTAAAAGCCGTTCCTAGCGCATTGCTGGCAGTTGCTATGCCCTGCTCACCCAATCCTGCTAAAGCCCTCTGGACGCGTTGTTGAGCGTCTAAAGTGGCTTGTGCGTTTGGTGTCAGGGTTTGCGTTACGGTCGGTTGGTCAGCATTGACGGTTGATGTGAATTGTTCCCGCGTAGGCGCATTCCCACCAACGCCAGAATTAGCCCAATTATTTAATGCCTGTTGAAAACCAGTTTGGTCAAAAGTTGCGGCATTATCTTCATCGCCGGGGGTAGTAAATGCGCTCTGTAACGGAGCAGCACCTCGTTGCGGCTGGCCCGAATAATTAGCCATAGCCGCGTCGTAACCAGCTTGGTCAAAAGTAGGCTGCCCAAAAGTAACTGTTTGACTGCCCAAAGGCCCAATAATATTGGGATTGCTTATTTTTCCTTGAAGTCGGGCAGTGTCAACGTTAGCCGCGCCCTGCGCTTGAGCCGCACCCGCGTAATCAGGTGCCGCCGGTGGCGATGGTGAGTCTTTGCCCATGTTTTTCTCCAATAAACCGACACGCATTGCGTGACAGTGTAAATAAAATTAAGTCACCTTCGGGCCTTGCGTCTTTAATTCGCCCTTCTTCCGCAAATCCCATTTTCTTCACCAGCCGGACGCTTTCATCGTTGTCGCTCCCAACTGGAACAATAATCTTTTCTACTTGGCAAATATTAAACGGATAATCAAATATTGCTGCCAGATACCGAGGTGTTAATCGCCCATCTATTGCAATGTGGCACCAGATACTCTTGTGATTCCAGTTCTCATAAATTACCCCTGCCACTAACTCGCCGTTTTTTTCCAATCCAAGCGCATTTGATCTTTCCGCACAATACCCACCCCGGATGCGCTTTGCGACCCAATGACCAACAATCGCTCCGCTGGTTATATTCCAGCCCATCCGCTTTGATACACAACGTCAGTAGATGCCCATTCAATTTCTAAACCTGTGCTTGCGCTAGTCAACAATACTGCGCCGCAATACCCCAAACCCGTAACCCCTTGCCAGTTGTTTGTAATTTGCAGATCATCGCCCCACACTGCCGCATCCCATAAACCTGCATCCCACAAACCCATTGCACTTGCAGAATAAGACAATGGCGTTGCGTTGTTTTGAATATCAAAATCTACGTTAATGCCTACAGAAATTGCAGGGTTCCCATTTGTAAATATGCTTGGTCTGGCGCGGGTAAAGTATTTTTTAACTCCACGCGACCCTAAATAATTAAACGCTTGCAGCACATTTGCAGAAATGTTTGTGTTGTTGTCTGCGTAGGTAGAATCCCACGCTTTACCTACAAACCCATTACTTCCAAAATAAGGATCGTCGTCGTAAGTTTCCCAGACGTTAGCTTCCCATCCAATGAACTGACACCAACTTGTAGTGATGGTGTTCATTACATACTGTTGTTGTTGCGACCCCTCTAATACCGGAACATTTATCCAAACTGCGTTTCGCTTGGCATTGTAAAAAACCTGCCAACCAACTGCCGCATGTGATCCCCCGTATGATGCTGTAGCTGCTGTAATTGCACCTTGAATTTTATTTGACAGCGCCACTCGGGGATCAAGCCTTGACGATTGCAGGCTTTGCGCCATTGGCATCAAACCGTCGTAGGTCAAAATAAGCAAATCGCCGCCATACTTGAGCATGGCCCGTTTAGAAATAGGGCTGCCGAGCTTCCACACACCCGCCAAGGCCCAAGTAGCATCGCTAGCAGGGTCAGTTCCCCGATAAACAATAACCTCGCCATTGCTCGTTATAAAGGCGAGGTTGTCATCCACCCCATAACCAGCATCAATTGTCCATGTGTCCAAATCTACCAAATGCCCACCAAACCGAGCAATTGAGCTTAGATCAAGGGATTGAGCCGCACCACCAACTGCGCTTGTCGGTAGATACCACGCCTTCAACGTGTTTTTTTGAATGAACCAAAGCCGATTTTTAAACAGAGTCACGTTTTCTAACGTAGTTGTTGTGACTCCTGTGATTGCGGGTGTTGACGCTGCATCTATCGCAGTCCAAGTTGTTCCATCGTAAAGTCTGGGTTTATCTACGCCATTGACCGCGTACAGGTAATTCCCGCCCGTTGTGGCAACGTTTGTATATTCCCAAATAGCGTTAGTCAACCCACTGACAACCGCAGCGCCTACAGCCCCGCCTGCGGTTACATCGTATATTGATAGCGCAGGTGTCCCAACGACTGCAAATAGTTTGTTAGTTGCGCCTCCTGAATAAGAAAACAAACTTTGCGCTTGCCCTGTGAAACCCGTCGCCCACTTGCTATAACCACCACGCAAAACGCAATTGCTGACAGTGGGAAAATAATTAATTAGCGTTACCGCGTCCATCGGCTCCATGTTGGCAAGGGAATCTCGAGCATTCCAACCACCTACAGGTGCTGGTATTGACTGCACATTCGCAGCCGTTCGTTGAACCATTTGGTTAGGGCGGGCCATGTCAGTTGCCGTAACCTGAATCCGGAATGTTGTCGTAACCGATCAGAACGGTGCCTGGACGCGGAGCAAATGACAAGTTGGCGCTAGACATATCCAAAGCTAAAGCGGCTTCGTATTCCTCCAAATAATTACGATACATCGCCGTAGTGTCAAAACCTTTAGCTTCAAAATACTTTAGTTTTGTATTAAGTACCATTAAGCGCGAGGGGTAGATGGTCGTGTCTGTGTCAGCGGTGAATGATAATTTCACATCCCCATTGGCAGCATTTGCCCACCCATTGCTGCGGTATTCAAACCCAAGATATTCGGCGTTGGAAAATCCGGGCCATATCTGGAAATAATCGCCGAACAAACGCCACCGTACACGCGGGCCTGTTGATATATACCCAGACAACAACCATTCCCATTGTTGCGCGTCCTCTGGCCCCAACATTTCCCAATGTTTTGATTTGTCCCACATTGTGCGAGGAATCAAAGCCTCGTAATCAGTAGGCAAGTCGTAGCGCATTTTTTGAAAATAGACCGTCGCAGAAGTGCCGCCAGCAGCGCTAAAGTCTGCGTTCATGGTTACTTGCGTTCCTGAATCAACGCTGGCAATAAAACAGTTCTGGTTAATGCCAGAACCTATAGCTTGAAAAGTGGTATCCAATCCGGCAGTGCTTGGAATGTTGGTAATAACCCGACTAGCGGTTGTCCAATCGCCAGTTGTAGTCAAAAATTCAGTATAGAACTGCTTTTGTTTGGTCATTGCCTGCCACGGATGCTTGCGGAGCAACTCATAGCCGCTTGCATTCATTAGCGCAAGAATCTGGATTACGTCCTGATTCGTGTTTGTGGCTACATACGTCGGCGTTCTC